TTGTTGACGATCGTCGGTGCACTCCCACTGGCCGCAACGCCGAGCTTGCCGTCAGAACCGCGCTTGAGAGGCATCACAGCCTCGGGGCCTGCCTCTGCCATCACGTAACGCTTGTTGCCCGACGAGAACTGCGTCGGGCTTCCGAAAACATCGCCATTCGCAAGCGGTATCGGGCCAGATGGTGAGAATGCGCCACCGAGAGCCTGCGGCAGCAAATTGCTTGCATCAACGAACGAGGCTCCGTTTGTAGCCGTGCTGCCGAACTTGAAGAACTGCAGCAGGCTGCCAAATCCGCCCGATCCACCTGATCCGAACAGATCCTTCATCAACGGACGCACAACCTGCAGTCGCAGGAACTCGGTGATCATGTAATCGACGGTTCGTTTCACGTCGAACTTGCCGCGGGCCAGGCTTTGAACGATGTCGTCTTCGAGTAGGTTCAACGACTGACGAGTCACCTCCTGAGTGGCCTTGCCTGCACGCTCGATCTCATCGAGGTAATCCTTGACTGCGGCAGATGCTGCGTCACGTTCAGTCGGATCGAACGTGGCCTTGGACGCAGCACTGGCCTTCGCAATTGCGGCTGCGGCCTCAACTCGTGCGATCTCGGCGTTACGTGCGGACTCGCGTGCTTCTTGCGTGTCACCGGCAAAAACCGTCTTATTGATTTCTGCGATCTTCTTCTTCAGATCGAGTGAAATACGGAATTGCTCAATAGCCACTTGGCGCGCACTCTGCGAAGAACCGGCAAGCGACTGTTCAAGTTGAATCGCTTCATTCTGTTCTCGCACGCTGACAACGTATTCTTCAACTGCCAGTTGCAAAGAACGACGAGATGCGGCTTCTTGATCAAGCGCAGCCTGATTTGCAGTTTCAATCTCTTCTTGTTGTGTGCGAGCCAAGTCGCGAACACCTTGTGCTTGTCTGGCACGCGCCAAGTCTTCCGCTGCACGCCGATCAACCTCAATTTGCTCCCTTTTACGTTGCTCTGCCTTGACCGCATCCTCGGCAGCTTTAATCCCGCCTGAGTTGTCATTCTCACTCTTGGCGAGATCGATCAGGCGTCTAAGCCTGTTTTCTTCCTTTCGGCTGGCCGCTTCTTTCGCGGCAGCCTCTGCGTTAATCGCAGAGATTTCATCATTCAGGCGAGCAAGCGGATTGGAACTGCCTTTGAGGCGAAGCAATTCAGACTCTGCCGTAATGCGCTTCAAAGTCGTGTCAAGAATATCTGCGTTCAGTTGGCCTTCACCAGCGAGTTGTGCCTGTCTGAATGCACGACCTTGTGCTGCAGCCGCCGACGCTGCGATCAATCGACGTTCTGCCTGTGCGAAGTCATTTGGATCAATCTTGCCGTCAGCCTTCAACGCCGTGAGCTTGTCCTTCAGTATCTCAAGCGCTCGACCTGGTGTCTGAACAGACTTCGCCATTTCGTCGAACTCGGCAGTAGCCTTGACAGCTTCTGCACGAACCTTCTCAACATTCGCAGCAAGTCTTCCAGTACGAACATCGCTTTGCGCAACGCCTTGCTCGTCAATCAAAGCGGTTGAACGACTGGACAGGTTTGGTCCAATCGCTCTACGCCGACGATCCAATTCAGCAGTGATTGAAGCCAACCGTTCTTCGGGTGTTTCTGTTCTGCCAATGCTGCCGACAGCACCTGCGAACGCACTCCATGCGCCAACAGCAGCATCTTTCGTCGCCTTCCATGCGCGCTCAAGCGATCCCAGACCGGCTTCAAGCGTCTTAGATCGTTGAATGGCCGCGTCGGCGTTGGCCCTCTGCGCGAGCGACGCAGCTTCAGCAACACGACCTTGTTCCTCAAGTGCCTTGATCTGCTTGTAAAGAGAAACCGTCAGGAAGTTGGTCGTGTCATTGAGTTTCAACGCACCCTTGGTCGGCGCATCGCGCAAAGACGCAAACGCCTCAACTGTCTTTTCAACAGCAGGCCCTCCTGCCCGTTCAAGACGAATTGCGGCTTCGGCTAGTTTGTTCATCTCCGAACCAGCAACCTTGCCGCTTGCTGCAAGCAGGCTCAGAACCTCAACGGCCTTGCCTTGTGATCCAACGGCGGAAGATACCGTCTGAGCGGATAGAAGAAGTTGCCCAATGGTCGTACCGGCCGCATTGCCGCTAAGAACAATCGCACGGCGAAACTCGTCAACTCGTCTTGAACCTTGGTAGTAGGCCAAGCCGAGAAGACCTACTGCTGCACCCACGCCACCGATTGCCAGACGAACCGGAGTAAGCACAGACGCAAGGCCCCGGAAAGCATTCCCGATGCCCCCGAACGAGTCCTTGATCTGACCGCCCTGCTGGATCAGCACCAACAAGGGATTCTGACCACCGGCCAAGCTCGTAAACACGTCCGTGAACTGCGCGGGCAACTGCTGCATGGCCACGCGCAACTGGTTCGTGCTGACACGGGCATCGCGTGCACCACCCGTGTAGATGCCAAGGGCCTTCTCCTGCGCCCGCAGGTTGGCAATGTAGGGTGCTGCCTGAGCACTCAGCCCCCGTTCGGCCGCCTGCAGTTCCAGAAGATCGGCTTGCGTCTTGCCGATGGCGTCTGAGCGCTTCCGCAAGCCTTCGACGAACGCGCTGTCGTCGGCAGCCTTGACCTTCTGCGTCTCTTCCGTGCGAGCGGCTGTGAGACGGACAGTGCCGACGTTCCTCGCTTCACCTTGCAGCCGTTCGAGGGCTGCGGTCAACTTGTCGATGTTCTTCTCGACCTGACCGAGTGATTGAGACTTGGTGAGCAAGTCACCGAAGGCATTGACATCTGCCGCTTGCTGCGCTGCTGCGGAAACCCGCTTGTAGGCTCTCTCGGCAGCGTCGAGTTTCGTGATCGCGTCTGCTGCCCCTGCCGTTTCTCCGCGGGCCGCCGCTTCGGCTCGCCGGATCTCCGTGGCCGACATGACCAGGGATGCCGTCTTGCGCTCGATGGCGGCAGCCTCGCGCTCGATCGCACTGACGTACCGCTTGGACGATCCTTCAAGAGCACCTGTCGCAGATGCTGCTGCGCCGGCCTTGTTGAATGACTCAAGGATCGTCCGTTCGAACCGCTTGGCAACCTCGGTGGTATTGGCGATCTCGGCGCGGAACTGATTGCCATCTGCCCGCAGTTCGAATACACCGGCTGCAATGTTTTCTTCAGATGCCATGTGCGTCAGTCCTTGGATTCGTACATCGCGCCGAGTGCGCCAGACTCGATTATCCTGAAGTCGGCAAACACCTCGTCACGTTCCTTCTTCGGCACGCGCAATCGCTTCCAAACTTCAGCCAGGGCGCAGTAGTTCAAGCCCGTGTATCCACCCGGGCCAGATAGCCACTGGGTACGCATTGCGAGAAAGACCAATGCCGCCTGCCGATTGACAGGCCACACCGGCACAGGAGGTTCTTCAAAGTCTTCTGCCGTGAAGCCTATCTCGGCAAAACCTGCAAGTTCTTCTTGGCTCGGGCCGCGCCTGTGCAACGCAGCACCGATTGCCTTCAGTTTCCCAAGCGGCCTTCAGTCATGCCTTCACGGTAGTCGCGCACCAGCGCCAGCGGGGCGCCAGGGTATCGACGCACGAACTTGGCCAGAGACTCGGCATTGAACGGGTTGTTGCTCACGTTCCAGCCGCAGATGAAGTCAAGCAGCGTCTCAACGTCGGACGCAATGCCCTCGCGCGTAGATGCAACAACGTCGACAGGCGGAGGTGTGGGCTGCAGTTCTTGCGTTGCTGCCACCTTGGCCGCCTCGCGCGTGGCCTTCACCTGATCTTCCCACTTCTGCATCAACTCGGCCATTGCCACGCGGTCACGGAAGAGGAACTCAAATTCAATCTCAAGCGGCTTGCCGTCGCCTGTCGGAATCTTCACCCCGCGGGTGAAGGTGATCGGGCCTTGCGGGTCCAGATCGAGAACGATCTTCTTGCCAGTCATTTCAGTTGTCCTTCGTGAACAGAAAAAAGAACCCCGCCGAAGCGGGGCGGCCTACTGCGAAGGAAGGCAACCGTCGTGACAAATGGGGTGCGTCGAGAGAACATGAACGGTTTCCTTCGCATGAACCGGGCACGATGGGCCGGAGGTTGCGCGGCCGGTCTAGTTGCCGGCCTGCGCGTTTGCTTCATCAGGAGTAGCTGATCGTGCGACCTTGCGCGAAGAAGCTGGCATCCACGAAGTCGATCGCGCCCGTGCTTTGCTTCACCACTTCGGACATGATGAAGTAACCATAAGCGTAGGTCACGGCACCGTTAGGCTTGACCGACTTGTAACCAACGAGGGTCTGTGTGCGGCTCAGGTTGAGCAGCGTGTCCCAGTTCGCCAAGCTCACGTCGTGGCCGATCGTCATGCCGATCGTGACGGGGTTGAAACCGTCCGGCAGCACGAAACCGTTGCGACGACCCAGCGGATTCACAGGGACGGTCTTCATGTCGCCGCCACTCGGGTTGATGGTCAACACCTGCGGGATCTCAACCCACGAACTTGCGAGTGCGAAGGTCGACGAGTCGCCACCGTCTGCCACGTGCAGATCGGTGTTGACCGTATTGACGCCGACAAGCGAGAACGTGTTGGCGTCCGACTGATCAACCTTGACGAGCATGTCGGTGATTTCCTCCCATCCGCTATTGACCAGAACGATATCGCCATCGGCGTAGCCATGCGAGTTGGAAGTCACCACAGCCGGGTTGGCGTTGGTGACGTTGGTAGCAGTCTTCACTGCCGCGAAAGTCGACGTGACATAGAACTTGGTTCCTGCCGGAGTGCTGTAAGACATGATGGTGCCCTTTCAGATACAAAAAATCGCCCATGGGCGAGAGGTTGCGCCCTTGCCGGGCAATCCCGACAAACCCGCCCGGATCTGCCAGAAACTATGAAGCCAGAACATCGTCCGCTCCCTAATGCAATACCGCTATTGTCAGGCGTTCCACCAAACCTCGAAATCCTGCATGGCGCCACGTACCTTCGTGACTTCGTTGTAATTGGCGCGGAACGCTCCAATCGGACGCGCATTGAATGGGCTTGCCCGCAATGCCTCTTCAATCGCACGCATCTTTTCATTCGCTTCTTGACGGGTCTTTGACCACACGTCAATCTGGATTCGTGCACCCCACAGGCCAGGCGCAGAGCCGTCAATTGGATCGACGGTAGGCCCGCCGACCTGCATGTAGGTACCATACGGCAAGTCGGTGTTCTGATCGGCAATGTCAGGCCACAGTCCGCCAGTCAACAGCGGCGCGACGAGATCGACGAGATCGGTTTCCATGCTCATGGCTTGCCTGCCAGCAGTTCACGCAGACGCACACCTGCACGACTGCGCATCACCTTTGCGACGGTGCCTTTCTTGGCTTCCCATGCAGGGCGCAGATAGGGGTGAGGCGGAACCCACTTCGCGGCATCGAGGGCGCCACGACCACCGTGCCATTGGCCCTTGGTGTTCTTCGTCTTGCCTGTCTG